GTTTGGTCACAATACAAAGGAAGTAAGCAAACAAAGGAAATTATGGACAGAATACACGATTTATTGCATGATAGTAGTTTAAGCGTCAGTGGTTTTAATCTGGTTAACCTCAGGTTTGAATTTTCTGATATACTTAGAGACCCAGATGGTGTAACTAGACATGGAGTCATGAGATTCCGAGCAATAATATTAGGAAGCTAATATATTTTTTAGGAGAAAGAAATGGCAGCACAAAAAGGAAAAGATGTCTTAATCAAGGTTGACAATTCTGGGAATTATCAAACAGTTGGTGGTCTTAGATCAAGCTCAATCACTTTAAATGATGAAGCAGTAGATGTAACCAATAAAAGTTCAAACGGTTATAGAGAACTTCTAGCAGGTGGTGGAGTTAATTCAATCACGATATCTGGTAGTGGTGTTTTTACTGATTCAGCTACAGAGGGTTTGGTTAAAGATATGTATTTAGCACAACAAAATCTTCAGGTTGATGGTTCATCACCACAAACACCTGCTTTTAGAAACTTGGAGTTTTTTATTCCACAGTTCTTTAAGTTTCGTGGGAAGTTTATGATTTCATCACTAGAGTATGCAGGTGAATTCAATGGAGAAGCAACCTATTCAATGACCTTTGAATCAAGCGGTATAATCTTAATTACAGCATTTGACGCGTAATGGCTTGGAATAGAGTTCAAATAGATTTAGGTGGTGAATCTGTAGATGCCATGTTGTCTACAGATGAAACACAGCTTGAAGTAGCAAACATTATAGAAGTTGGAGATACAATTAAAGTTAATAAAAAGACTTACAAGGTTTTATCTTCTATTCTTAATGTTCAAGATAATTTTTTAACACTAAATCTTGCAAAAGCAAGTAAACCAAAGGAGAAAAAGTCAGATGACAACAAACAAGTTAAAGGGTGAAATACTTTTAAATTTAGCAGGTAAAGATTACAAAGCTAGATTAACAATGAATGCAATCATGCAAATAGAAACTGCATGTAATTGTGGAATACTCAAACTAGCAACTAGAATGAGTGAAGCCGATATAAGAATGACTGAAATAATTGAGGTATTGTTACCTGCATTACGTGGTGGTGGCAATGATCTTAACAAACAAGATGTTATAAAAATAGTAGAACAAGCAGGCATAGTTAAATCAACTACAGCAGTTGCTAATTTACTTACACAAACTCTAACTGATGATTCACAGGAAGAAACAGACGAGGGAAAGCTAGAAGAGGCAAGTTAGATGATCGCTTGCCTGTTAGAAGATTTTTTTCTATCTGTGTGGGCATGGTTGGAATCACACCCCAACAATTTTGGACTTTATCACCAATTGAGGTCTATATGACTATTGATGGCTTTGTAGAGTTTAATGGTGGCAACCAAACAAACCAATCTATGGATTCCGATAGATTACAAGAACTTATGGAGTTATACCCAGACTAATGGATACAACACTTGAAAAACTTGTAATTCAGATTCAAGCAGATACAAGACAACTCAAAAAAGGTCTTGATAGGGTTAATAAAGAACTTGGCAAAACAGAAAAAAAATCTAAAAAAGCAGGTGGAGCACTTAAAAAATTAAGAGGTGTACTTGCAACTATTGGTGGTGCAGCAATTCTCAATCAGATTGTCCAAACCAACAGAACGTTTGAAGATTTAGAAGCAACTTTACGAGCAGTAACAGGATCTGCTTTAGCTGCAAAAAAATCATTTGAATTAATACGAGCATTCACAAGCACAACGACTTTCCAAATAGAAGAAGTTGCACAAGCATTCATTACACTTAAACAAGCAGGAATTGTTCCCACCAGTGAGGTATTACAAGATTTTGGTAACTTTGCTGCAGGTATGGGCAAAAGTGTTACCCAACTTGCACAAGCAGCATTCAACGCCACCACTGGTGAAATGGAAATGCTCAAACAGTTTGGTGTTATAGCAAGACAACAAGGAGACAAAATAACGGTTACTTTTGATGGTGTAACCAAAACCATTGATAGATCAGGAGAAGCAATTGTAGAGTTTCTTAGGTCTATTGGAAGGGAAAAATTTCCCACTGCAATAGAAGAAAGATTTAACACTCTTTCTGGTGCAATATCTAACTTAAAAGATCAAATTTCTGAGTTTAGTGTTTCAGTTGGTGATGGTGTTGGTGGTCTTGGATTGCGACAAAGTTTTATTGATCTTGCAAAAGCTACAGCAAGTCTCATTGAAACATTGCGACCACTTGGTCAGGTGCTTGGATTTTTAATTGGTGTAGTTACAAATGTTGTAACAATAATTTTTATGACTGTTGATGCAATATTAATTTTAGTAACTGCAATAACAAAACTTTCAACAGGTTCTTTAAAAATTAAAGACATTTTTAATGACAATATAGATTCTTTTAGCGATTTTGCAAAAGCAGTTCGTGGAGGAACAGGGGATATAGATGAAATAGATAAAGCAATTGCAGAATTACTTACTGTTGGTCAAGATTTCAAAACGATGTTTACCGCATCTGAAATGACTGATTTCAAACTTTTTGAACAATTAAAAAAACAAGTTGTTGATTCCAGAAGAACAGTTCAGGATTTAATTGTGAATGAGATGACTGCATTACGTTCTATCATAGAAAAAACATTAGAACTACAATTAAAACTTAATGTTGCACAAACATTAGAAGGAGATGATGTGTTAAGCAGAATACTTCTTCGTGGTGGAAGTATGGGCCCAGGCGGTTCAGCAACAATACCTTTTGATATCGGTGGTGAAGTAGTACAGTTAAGCAGTTCTGAGATAGAGAAAAGAAAAAAAGAACTTGTTGTCGCTTTGCTTGGTGTTGGTTCTGTTGATGAATTTCTTGCAGAAGTAAATAATATTTTAGAAACTGATGAGATTAAAGACGAACTTGGAAAAATAGGTGAGGAAATAAGAGATACAGAAACTTTTTCGGCACAGTTACAACAGACAATTACAGATGCCGCAAATGCATTCACACAAGATTTTGTTGATTCCCTTATGCAGGGACAAAACGCTTTAGAAAGTTTTAGAGATTTTGCAGGTAATATAGTAAATCAAATAATAACTATATTTTTACAATTAGAGGTGGTAAACAGAATACTTGCTGCTATATTTCCAGGCTTTCAAGGACAAGTAGGTACAGGGTTGTTTCGTGATCCAAATTTTGTAGGTCCACCACAACCTAATATTTTTCAAAGAATTTTTAAAGCAAGTGGTGGAACAATGCAAAGAGGTATGCCAAGTATTGTAGGAGAACGTGGAGCAGAACTTTTCATACCACATTCAGGTGGAACATTATTAAATAATATGAACACAAAAAATGCTATTGGTGGTTCTACAACTGTGATTAATCAAAATATAAACTTTGCAACAGGTGTAGTTCCAACAGTAAGAGCAGAGATAACCAAAATGTTGCCACAAATTGCAGATGTTACCAAAGGTGCAGTACAGGAAGCAGCAATGCGTGGTGGCTCATATAGAAGGAGTTTATTAGGTGGCTAAGATAATTGAAATGCCAACAACACCTAATTTTATTACAAGTAACTTTAGGTTAGTAAGATCAGTAGGAAGTGTTGCATCACCATATACTGGAAAAGTTAGAACACAAGAGTATGACGGTGTTTTTTGGGAAGCATCAGTTACTTTACCACCCATGCGAAGAAGCACTGCTTTAAATTGGCAATCTTTTCTTTTAGAACTTGAAGGCCCAATCAATCACTTTAAATTTGCAGACCCAGATGCCTTAACTAATACTGGCACTTACAGCAATCCAAATTTAAGGTCTGATCATAGAATTAATGCAAGTAGTCAAACACTTTCTTTTAATAATACTAACAACGTTATAACTGGTACAGGAAACGTGTTTGCAAATATTGTAGTTGGTGATTTTATATTTATTTCAGGGGCAGAAGATAACCCTAACAATGGTCAACATAAAGTTACAACCAAAACAGATTCAAACACCATTCGTGTGGATACAACTTTAACAACTGCCATAAATGATTCTGGGATTAGTATTATATGTAACCAAAAAGGTGCAACTGGTATTAATCTTGATGCAAGTTCAAGCTCTGCAACAGGCACAATTAAAAAAGGTGATTATTTACAAATCACAAGTGGAACAGCTACTGACGGTGATCCAGTGCAATATGTAATGGTTACACAAGATGCTACATTAACGACTGTTGGTGGTTCTGCTGACCTTTACGGTGTAAACATACAGCCAAAACTAAGAACTGCATTATCTGATAATCACAGGGTAAGATTTGCTACACCAAAAGGTTTATTTAGACTTTCAACTAATACTGTTGATTGGGATGCTGATAATATTTCAAATTATGGAATTTCGTTCTCATGCATTGAGGTTGTATAGTGTCAAATAGAGCAGGGATAAACACAAGCATAACTGATACATTAGCTGAAGATCACCAAAATCTTTTTTTTGCAGTTAAATGTGAGTTTGATACAGAAACTTTAAGATTATGGAGTGGTGATGGTGATTTATCTGTAGGTGGTGAAAACTATCTTGGTGTTGGAACTTTATTAGCAATTTCACCTGTAGAGGACAATCTTGAACTTACTTCAACTGGTGTATCTGTTTCTCTTGCTGGAATGGACTCTACTGTATTAAACCTAGCTCTTACAGAAAATTATCAAAACAGATTATTAACTATCTTTCTTGGATTTTTATTAGAAGGAAGTGAGGTTGTTATTGGAACAATGACTGTTTTTAAGGGAAGAATCCAAAGCATGACAATAAATGATGACCCAAACGGTTCAACCATCACATTAGATGCAGAAAATAGACTTATTGATCTAGAAAGACCATCAAACCTTAGATACACAAAAGAGTCGCAAAAATTCATTGATTCTAGTGATTCTTGTTTTAATAGAGTGCAAAGTTTAGCTGATAAAGAGATTATTTGGGGAAGCACATCTACTAACACTGGTGGAGGTTCAGGTGGACGTGGAAGTGGAAGAGGTCCAGTGAGAAATGATAAATCTACAAATCAAGAATGATAAAAAAAAGTAATTGGCAATCCAAATTTGACGACTTTGTTTACACAAACATGGATAAAAAATTTATGTGGGGAAAATGGGATTGTTGTATTTTTTCGGATGCTTGTATAAAAGCTATGACTGGTCAATCTTTAATACCTAAACAATTGCATTGGGTTGATAAAGAAAGTGCCTTAGAAACGATTAGAGACTACGGAAACACACTTGTAAACAGCATAAGAAAAGCATGTAAAGAAAAAAACTTAGTAAAAATACACCCATCTTTTTTGCAAAAAGGCGATCTTGTTATTATTCAACAAGAAACACAAGTTTGTGGAATGTATGATGGTTCTAAAACTATTGGACCGAGTGCTGATGGTATTTCTGCTATATCAGGAAATAAAATTATTGAAGGGTGGAGGGTAAATGCCTAAACATATCAAAAATGCAGCTAAAATTTTTGTTGTAACATTTCTTGTTGTTGCAACTGGTGGTGCGCTAGCACCTGCATTGTTACCTGCAGGTGTTACAGCAGTTGCATACGCTACAGGTGTTGCAGCAGTTTCTGCTCTTGGAACACTTGTTGGTGGACTTCTTACAAAGGGTGCAAGTGCATCAAGTGATAATTTCAATCAAGGTTCTAAAATATCCAACAGATCAGCACAAGCACCAAGACAAATAATTTATGGAAGGGCAAGAGTCGGTGGAACAATCACACATATTGAAACTGCAGGTACAGAAAATCATAAATTAAGATTAGTCATAGTTTTAGCAGGTCATAGAATACAAGAACTTGAAAGTATTCTTATAAATGATGAAGAACTAACAAGTGTGTCAGTTACAGATGGAGATGGTACTTTTAATGTTGTAACAAATCCTAAATTTACAAATACTGATAATGATAACAACTTTGGAAGTGGTCGTTTGATGAGATTTGTTTTTAAAGATGGATCACAAACATCTGCAGATTCAACCGTTACTGCAAATTCGGTGCTAGGGTCAAACGATAAATTCACAGGAATGGCCTATGTTTTTATGGAGATGATCTTTGATTCAGAAAAGTTCAGTGGAGGTATTCCACCACTTTCATTTATTGTAAAAGGCAAAAGAGTTTATGATCCAAGACTTGATTCAACTGTTGGTGGAACTGGTCCACAAAGATTTGATGACACAACTACACACACGTTTTCACAAAACCCTGCATTACACATTTTAGATTACATTAAAGATACAACCTATGGATTGAAAGCTACACAAAGTGAGGTTAATTTATCAGGTTCTTTAGGAAGTTTTAGAGTTGCTGCTAATACCTGTGATGTAAATAATGGTGTTACTACTGCAACAAATGATGGAGCAGTAAATAATTCAACTGTTGTAAATCTTGATAGTGCTACATCAAACCTTTTGATTGATGTTGGACAAAGAGTAACGGGCACTGGGATTTCTGGAACTGTAAGGGTTGTAAAAAGATTAATAAATCAAATCACGCTTGATACAGCAATCACAATCAATGATGGTATTACCCTAACATTTGGAGATGATGCATATACAAGTAATGGTTTTGCTGATTTTAGTGCATCAGGAACAAGTGTATTAGAATCAATATTAAGTTCTATGGCAGGAAAGATGTCATATGTGAATGGTCAGTTTGTTGTTTTTGCAGGTGCATCTGTTGTACCTTCATTGACAATAAATGATGAAAATTTATTACAACCAATACAAGTTGTTACAAAACCAAACTCTGGTGAAAACTTTAATACAGTCAAAGCAGTATACGTAGATGCAAATAACAATTTTATTGCAACAGATTCCCCAGTTTTTACAAGTACCACACATCTAAATGAAGATACACCTACAGGTGAAAGTAATGCTAATTATAGAAAAGAACTTGAGATACAACTGCCTTTCACAGATTCAACAACAATTGCACAAAGAATAGCAAGACTTCAACTCTTACATTCAAGACAAGACATGACGATCACAATGTTATGTGATGTCAATTATATGAAATTACAACCTTTTGATTATGTAAGAGTTACAAACGAAAGATTAGGTTTTTCAACAAAAGTTTTTGAAGTATTAAGTGTTCAACTAGAAGTTTTTGATGTTGAAGAAGTCTCTATGGTTGGAACAAGACTAGTTCTTAAAGAAATAGATTCATCAATTTTTACATTTAGTACAAGTGATTACATAACACCGATTGATGAAGGCGATATGTCTAATGTTGCAACAGGTGATTTCACAGTACCTCCTCCCACAAATGCTGGCGTGCAACTTGATAAAGTTAATACAGGTTATGACCTAAAGGTAACATGGCAAAGTGCAGTAGATGATAGTGTATTGGGAACTGAAATACTTTATGGAACATCAAGTGGTACATATGATTCATCTATTCTTGCAGGAAAAGGATCACTGAAAGAAATAATCAATAATGTTAAACCAGATACCACTTATTTTATTTGTCTTAGGCACTTTAGTTCAAATAACGTATTTAGTGCCAAAACATCTGAGATCACAATTGCCACTGGTGGTGCTGATACACCTGCTACTATTTCTAGTCTAAACGTTGTTCCAAATCAGCCATTTCACATAGGTTTGACATGGACTAACCCTAATGCATCAGATTTACGAGAAATACGCATACACAGGGCGACAAGTGCTTTTACAGTAAGTGAAGCTACTAACAGTAATCTTGTCAGAACAATAGCTGCAGCACCGAATGTTGTGCAACAAGCAAGTTTTGGAGTTGAAGATGGATTAGATGCAGGGACTACATACTTTTTTAGAGTTGTACCAGTTTCCTATTTTAACAAAGTTGGAACTGCATCTAATCAAGTAAATGGTTCATTTGCAAAAGTGGCA